AAAACCCACCTGCGATCGCTGTGGGTTTCGTGCCAAATATGCCATGCAACTAATGGTATATCATGTGGACAGCAATCTCAACAACAGCAGTTTAAGAAACTTAAAAACAGTTTGTCAAAATTGTGCTGTTGAAATTAAAAAACTAGATCTGACTTGGCGACCTGGAGATCTTGAACCAGATTTTTGATCTGAGCAAATAATGGGTCAAGTCCGTCGGCATTGTTGTCAATGACAGCGTCAAATTCTGTGCCAATCCAGGCCCATTCTGAACGGTGTACATTTTGTGCCAGCATATAAGACATGGCAGATTGTACCTGTTGATTTGCAGCTACAGCCGATTCATACCAGTCTGGATCAGGCCCACGAATTACACGAATTACAACGCCGCCTGCATTTCTGACTGCTAGTATTTCGTTAGGGAAACGAACGTCTGTGATAACAATATCGTTGTGTGCCTTGGTCAGTTTATTTTCCAGACTGGCAATCCAGGTATCGTCATGGAATGATCGTCGGGCTACTTCTGTTCCCCATTGTTGTAGAACCAAACGAGGAGTTAAATTAGGCATATTTAAACGTGTGGCCCACCAAGAATCCACTTGTTCACGCCAGGCTCTGGACTCTTTGGTGCGGCCTTCTAGCAGTTCACGATCCCAACCAAATACAGCGGCCACAGCATCTTTAAGAGTGGCCGCAAAACTATCTCGTTTGAATCCGTAAATATTTTGCAAGTAGTCTGCAATGGTGTCCTTGCCTGAGCCCTGGAATCCAGCAATGCCAATGATCATCTAATTTCCTTTACATTCAAGTGCCGTAGTGTATCTTGCAACATGTCAATTTGACGCCGACAATCTTCTAACGCATGATGGCTAGTTGGCGGCTTGGGCAGTTCTGGCCATAGGCTGTAAATAGTTCTGGCATCGCGAACATTATAAAACTGCCAAGGCAAACTTTTGCCATAACTTTTGTAAGCATGTTCAAGTATGTTCATGTCGTAGGTGGGGCCATTGGCCCAGATGAATTTGTGTTGCCATGCTAATTTATATAGACTATCAAGTGCTTGGTCAAGATCCACACGACCTTCTTCCATAAATGCTTCGGCTTGTGCTTCTGGTTGGGTGGCCCACCAATCTATGGTGTCTTGTTGGATGGTGCGATTTTCTTGACTTTCCAGTGTGATCCTGGCATAGTAGCAACGATCGTAATAGCCCTGGCCAAAAGGGTCAAAGCTCTGAGCCGCAATGGTTAAAATGGTCGCGTCTGGGCCGGTGCCTAGCCCTTCAATGTCGATCATTAATGATGTACTCATGCTAAAAGTATAGCATGATTTTAGAACAAAGTCTACGGAGTATTAGCCAATAACAAAAGTAATTGGTTGACTGCCATCCACATAGTTCTTGAGTGCTTCAATTTGAGCATCCATTTGAGCCTGACCTTCGGCTTTCATGGCTGTGCCATTTAGGGTGCCGCCACCTTGTGGACCAGCTATGGTTCCAAACTTTTCTCTGGCTTCACCAACAATCAATTTGCAATTGGCTGTCATATAATCGCGGATCCACTGGCTAATTTGGAAATCGCTCAAAAGATTAAATTCGGGTTTGAGATTATAGGTCCACATTAACACAGCTTCGCCTGTGCCCTTTGGATCACGGATCTGTTGTAATTTTTTGGTAACCGGATTGTAAGTGTAATTCATGTAGGCACCAAACATGCGGCCGGCCAGTTCCACATACTGACTGTAGAAATCATATGTGGCCAATCCGCCGGCCACATTGAAATTCATAAGGTAAACATTCATGCTGGCCTGACTGAATGGGTCAAAGTTTGAAGCAAAGGGACCGGTTGAATCGCCAAATGTTCTGCGGAAAATTTGACGCACACTTATAACTTCCTGCGGCATATCATAGATGTTGACGTTGGTCACTAGCTCTAAAAAAGTGTAACTTTCTTCATAGGCATTTTGTGCCCGCTGACGATAGGTTCCTATGGTGCGTTGATAAGCAGCTTCGTAATGCTCAGCATCCAGCTCAATATCAACAATTTGATCGCCCAGTTGTAGGCGTACATAATCGATAAGACTTTGTTTTAAGGTTTCTAAACTGGATTGATTTTCTAAGGCCATGTAAGCAACTCCGATTGCTTGTATTTAGCTCAAAGTTGTTTGGCCGCTAGTTCCGGATCGTATAAAGGAACAGCACAAAAAGTCACAGTATCTTTTAAAACTTGAATATTTCTTTTGAATGCCATTACTGTTTCTAAATTATAGTAGTTGTATTGTGTATCAATGGGTTGTGTCCACTTCAGTCCTGTACCTATTCCAGTGCCGTTTTCTATCTCGTAATTGGGTTCTACTGTTCCCGCAAACTCCGTCCAATCCTGGTTCCAATCCAACAGATAGGGCAATATCAACATGCGCCAGCCAGGGGCCATACATGCTCGCCATGGCCAATGTAATAGTTTAAAACGATATTCATAAGGACTGTAATCGACAGTTCCATTGGGCTCTTGCCAAGGGCCGCCTGGGCAACTAGCAAATTGGGTGCCATACATCATTGCAGGATGCAATCGACCTCGGCTAAAATAAGTGTCGTCACCAGTTAATGTTTCTGGCAACGGTATGGTATATCCAATAGATGCTAGTCCCCTAAATCCCAAACAGTTTCTAACAGTTTGTTTATTATCCACGAAATCAATGTCAACACTATGAGCCTTTTGATCTTTGAACCATTGCGGCATGTGATTGCGGATAGGAGTGGGTGCTGGGCACTGTAGGTACTGTATATCAGGATCTTGACTGTATTCCCAAGTTAGATAATCAGTAACTTGAATATCTTGCATTGACTTACCAGGCCCAGAGTATGATCAAATTGTCGTTGCCACGGCCGTTGTATTTGGTTTCTGTGGCTTTGATTTCAGCAAATGCTTTACGAGCCGCTGGCTTACCACCACCTGTAACTGCTCGGATCTGTTCAGCAGGTTTGCGTAGTGTTTTTTGCACAGTTGCCAAAGTATCAAATCCCGCAATTGCACTACCTTTGACTGTGAAGGTTCCAATGTGGCTGTCAGCCATGACATGAATCAGTTTTCGTTTGGCCGTGTCATATAACCATGCTTCGCTGGCACCAACAAGTTTGGTCACTGATTCTGATTTGAGTTTGAGCTCATCAAACTCTCGGAGGAATTTAAATTTGCGTGTGATCTTTTCTGGACTCACTGCTTTCTTGGCACGAGGTTTACGTTCTACTTTTTTCAATTGAACATAACTGTTGCAGTCGTTGATCACGGTCTCACAAAATTTGACACAGTTTTTGAGTTGTAGTTTTGTAAGATGACTGTAGCCTTCGACTAGGTCGGCATCTTCACCGGCTAATACTTCATTGAATTCACTCAGTCGTAATTCCCAAACAGCCGATACTGTGCTGATCATGTTGGGACTAACATTCATACCACGCATCAACGCAATAGGTTTAAAGTCTGCACTCATTTTGGCACCGGCTGTAACAAAATCATCGAACATGCCTTCGAGTTCGCCACAACACTCTGAAATTTTTTCACGCAGATGATCTTGGATGGTCAACTTTGCCACGGCCGCATCGGCATCAACTTCGCTTTGCACCTTTTTAACTTCTTGTTTTGATTTGAGCATGGCTGAAATTTGTTCGTCAACAATGCCCTGTTCGTGCTCGTTGAGTACCAAACCCAACAATGTCATGCGACAAACCCAGGCTGGTGTGAGTCTAATTTGACTGTCCGGAATACCACGCATGAGTTTGGCATCTACTTTGCGTCCGTTGTGCTCCAAATAGTGGCACAGCATTTCTTTGGCATCTTTTTTGCCATAGTGATAGTTGTACCACTGGAACGCATTGGCCAAACTGCTGATGCGATTTTCTTCTGTGGGTTGGAATTTCCACTCAGGTTCGTGCCCCACATATTTGGTTTCAGCACCCTTGGGGTTTAGTCTTTTGATTTCGTTTGATTTGGCCATAGTGTTTATTGTATAGTAAAGTTTGGTCAAGGTCAACCAAGTAGGTTGGCAAAGGTTATGTGTTGTTCTAAATTGGTCAGTAAATCGGCCACTTGTTTTACCAGCTCACGATAACGGACAGTTTCTCGATGTAGCCTGCGACATTCTACACTTTCCATATCTGCGGCCACAACGGCTTGGTCCACACCTTTTACCATTTTTAGCAGGTCTCTACGGGCCACCTTGTTTTTAACTGCGGCGATAGCACGTTCTGCAGAATCCAACCGTTGAAATAATTCGTCCATTTTGTAATTATACCGGCTTTTGAATTGCTAGTCAATCTAACCCATAAATACATGACTATGCCACGCTTATCGCTCTATCGCCCTAATAGAACCAATGATTATCAATTTTTGGATCG